GAGGTTTAAGTAACCATTTAATTATAGCACATTCAGGTTCAGGTACATCTAAAGGTATACAATTTGGAACAGGAAATAATGCTCGTGTTACTATTGATACAGATGGTAAGGTAGGTATAGGAACTAACGATCCTAGTCAAGAATTAGAAGTAGCAGGAAATATAAAAGCAACAGGTCGAAGATTTGACCCACCTAATCACACTGTGGGTACAAGTGAAGGTGATGTAGTTTATTTTGGTAGCACTACATCAATGGTACCAGGATCAATATATCATTATAATTCATCAGGTGCATGGGAATTAGCAGATGCCGATGATAATACAAAATCAGATGGATTATTAGGAGTAGCATTAGGAGCAGCTTCTGATACTAATGGAGTATTGTTAAGAGGTATGGTTACTTTAGGCCATGATGCAGGAGCAATAGGAGACCCATTATATTTAACAACTAACGCAGGATCAGGTAGTGCTACTGCACCTTCAGGAAACGGAAACATAGTAAGAGTTATTGGGTATAAAATATACCACTCAACACAAGGTCAAATATGGTTTAATCCGGATAATACATTCGTAGAAGTTAATGCATAATGAAATATTTAGAAGAAACATTAATATTTGAATCAAACAAAATCTACTTTACAGATGAAGCCTTTGGTGGTGATAGAGAAGTAATGATGGATTGGGAAGATTCTTTAATGTCAGCTTCAGCTGCTTATGTTTGTAAAGGAGGTGGAGATATATTAGAAATAGGATTTGGAATGGGCATATCAGCAGGTTACATGCATTCTCATTCAATTAATTCTCATACTATAATTGAAAACCACCCTCAAGTAATTACTAAAGCTCAAGAATGGGCTCAAGAAAAATCAAATGTAACTATAATAACTGGTAGTTGGTATGATGTAAAAGATAATTTATCAACTTACGATGGTATATTTTATGATACTTTTGGAGATGAACACGCTATACATTTTAGTTCATCATTATCTTCTTTAATGAAAACAGGAGGAAAAGCAACTTGGTGGAACAATAATCCTTCTAATAATGATATATTTAATATTCCTAATTTAACTTGGCAACAAATAAATATCAATCCCCCATCTAATAGCTATTATAACAATAATATCTATTATTTACCTAAAAAAGAATTCTAATGCCAGAAGTAAATGCAAATACCGATGATGGTCATATTATAGGTCCTATTACTACTTGGGCAGGTGCTAGAGATGTCGATGATGGTTCTAGTGTTGACACAACTGCAACTTCTTTTACTAATTTTACCGCAGTGCATAAATTTTCAGGAAGAGGTGGCGGAAGCACATTTAAAGTAGAAAGATCATTTATGTATTTTGACACATCAGGTATAACAGGAACAGTGGCCTCAGCTAATTTTAAAATAGGTGGAGGTTCAGGTAACGATGGTAGTATTATTGCTGTAAAAAGTAATGCATTTGGGGGCGATGGGGGAACAGCATTATCAGCAGCAGATTTTGATGCTATACCTGGTTGGACAGATGGTGCTTCACAGGCAAGTAATGTTACTAATTATAGTGTAGCAGTAACAAGTGGATGGAATAATAATAGTTTAAATACTTTTGCTGCTACTAGCGATCTTTTAGCTGACATGAAAAATAATAATGTTGTTATTGTTTGTTTTTTAGATTATACTAACGATTATTTAAATGTTGAACCTACAAGTGCTGGTACATTTAATATATCAGGACGTTTTACAGAAACTTCAACTGTAAGTCTACGTCCTCGTATTGATTATACTTTAGCAACTGGTTATAGTCATGATATAATGGGATTAGCAGCAGCAAGCATAGGAAAAGTTAACACAGTAGCAACCGCCAATGTAGGTAAAATAAGTGGTACATAAAATTATGGTCTTTTATTTTCCTATATATGTATATAAGAACCATAAATAATAATTAATTAAACATAAAATAAAAGTTATGGCATTAAAAGAATCTATATCAAAGACAGAAGAATTATCAACAAAAGTAGAAGAAACTACATCAAACGTTCAAAAATTCACAAAAGAAGAACTAAAATCACTAACAGATCTTCAATCAAAATCTCAAAATGCTACTCTTCAATTTGGTCAATTAGCTTTAAACAAAATTAAATTAGAACAACAAGAAACTTCTCTTAAAAATTATATTAAAAGTTTAGAAGAAGAAGAAACTAAATTAGCTAAAGATCTTTCTGACAAATATGGAAAGGGTACTATTGATATTGAAACAGGTGAATTTACTCCTTTAGAAAACTAATTTATAATTTTATATAATTATTACCACAGGTGATTAGAGTAATCTAATCGCCTATTTTGGTTTAGGTTTATGATATTTTTCTATATTTATATCAGAATAATCGATGATATCATTATAAAATCATTAAATAAATAAGTTAAAATGGCAGAACAAATAATTTCACCAGGTGTTTTTACAAGAGAAAACGACCAATCATTTCTCCCTCAAGGAGTAGGCGCAATAGGCGCAGCAATTGTTGGACCTACAGTAAAAGGACCCGCTTTTGTACCAACAGTAGTAAGAAGCTTTGCAGAATATGAAAGAAGATTTGGAGGATTAAGTAAAGAAACTTTTGTTCCTCAAACAGTTCGTGAATACTTAAGAAATGCAGGATCAGTTACAGTAACAAGAGTGTTAGCAGGGGGTGGTTACGAATACACTGCAGGATCAAATAGTCCTATTGCAATAACTGCTGCAAAAACTGCTACATCTGGAAAATTTGCAACATCATCTGTAGAATTTTTACTTCCACCTGATGACGGTCAAACTCAAAATGGAGAAAATAATATACTCAGAATAGACAATACAAATTTTGTTTTTGTTGAAAGTATTATTGGTTTAGTTAATAAACCACAAGCAACAAATATAGGTGAAACTTTAGACGACACAAGTGACAGTAGATTTGGACAAGTATTTTTAGATGGTACCTCAACAAACGGTGCAGCCACAGCATTAATGAATGCAATTAACAGTACAACAAATAACATTACTGCAGTTTCAGCCTCTTTAGATAATTATAACCCTTCAACAGATAGTGCAGATGCAGGTGGAAGTGCCCTTAAAGTTAATATCACAGGATCAGTAGTAGGAACATCTGGAAATATAAAAATTGCTTCATCATCACATTCAACTTCACCTATTTTTGTATATCCTAAAATGAATCAACCCGCAGATGAATTATCAGGTACACCTGCAGTTGTAAATGGTATGGGTGGTGTAGATGAAACAATTGGTGAAAGTCTTTTATTAGGTGTAATTGCACCTTCTAAATCAACTTTGGGTACCCCTAGTTTACAAAGTACCCAATTTACAAATCCAGCTGGAGCAGATTCACAAAAAGTATCCTTAACAGAATTTACTTTACGATTACAAGGAACTAATGTTACTCAAACAGACATTAAAGCATCTTTAGACCCAGATAATGATAATTATTTAATGTCTCAATTAGGAAATTCACCTAATAATAGTAAAACAGCTGTTGATAGATATGATGGTACACCAGGATATTCTAGTTTAAACTTTAAAAATTTACAAAAATTATTCCAAGGAAGCACAAACCTTAGTGCTAATGGATATTCTTCTTATGGAAGCGATAATAAACTTGTTTTTACAAATCTTGATTCTAACATTAAATTTGATGGTTTAGGACAAGAAGAGGGATATTCATACGCATCCACACCTTTTATTATATCTCAAAAATCAAAAGGAGAAAAACAATTATTTAAATTCCATAGTTTAGGACATGGTAATGAATGCAATACAGATTATAAGATCTCTATTACAAGTCTAAGAGAACCAGGAGATATAGATGGTGAAGAACAATATTCAACATTCTCAGTGTTAATTAGAAGATATAATGACACAGACAAAAATCCAATAATTTTAGAACAATATAATAATTGTAATTTAAATCCAGAAAGTCCAAATTACATCGCAAGAGTAATTGGAGACAGGTACCCACAATATAATGACACTTTAGGTAAAGTAGAATTACTTGGTAATTATCCTAATGTTTCACAATTATGTAGGGTAGAAGTTTCAAATGCTGTAGCCGAAAAAGCAATTAGTCCTAAATTATCTCCTAAAGGATTTGAAGCAGTTGTAAATCCAATGGACTCAACTAAATTTGGAAGTGCTGTAGCTTTCCCATCAGCTTCATATGAAGATGCTCAAGAAATAGGAGGAAATTATAATAATAGAGCATTCTTAGGATGGAAATTTGATGAAAAAGACACAGATAATCTTAATTTCCTTAACCCTATAGATACATCTAAACAAGCTAATACAGCAGGTAATTTTAATGTTGATAATCATTCAGGTCACCCAAATTCTTCATTATGGTCAGGTTCGTTAAGTGCTTCAATAGATCCAACAGGAGTAACAGGACCAACAGCAGATCAACTTAAATTTTCAGTTTGTTTTCAAGGTGGTTTTGATGGAATAGCCCCTTACCAAGTTAAATTTATAGGAAATGAAAGTTCATTACATTCTACTTATGAAAGTGGTGAAAATTTATATGGGTTTGACATGACTAATGGTAAAGCAGGTTCTAAAGGATATAAAAAAGCAATTAATATTCTTTCAAACCAAGATGAATATGATATTAATATGGTATCATTACCAGGTGTAATTCATAATATCCATTCAACAGTAACAAACGCTACTATTGATATGTGTGAAGACAGAGGAGATGCATTCTATGTAATGGATTTATCCCCATATAATAATTCAGTAAACCAAGCTATAAACGCAGTAAGTGGGTTAGACACTAATTACGCTGCAGTTTATTACCCATGGGTTAAAGTTAATGGTCCTTCAGGAACTCCCGTATTAGTTCCACCATCAGTAATAGTTCCAGGAGCAATTGCTGCTTCAGACAGAATTGCAGCTGAATGGTTTGCACCAGCAGGTTTAAATAGAGGTGTATTAGGAAACGTAATTGAAGCTAAAATGAGATTAAATCAAGCTGAAAGAGATCGTTTATATAATGCTAAAATTAATCCAATTGCAACATTCCCACAAACAGGAGTTTGTATTTGGGGTCAAAAGACACTTCAAGAAAGATCAACAGCACTAGACAGAATTAATGTTCGTAGATTATTAATTGCACTTAAGAAATTTATTGCAAGTTCTTCAAGATATTTAGTATTTGAACAAAACACAAATGCAACACGTAATAGATTCTTAAATATTGTTAATCCTTATTTAGAATCAGTACAACAAAGACAAGGTTTATACTCATTTAGAGTACAAATGGATGAAGCTAATAATACAGCAGATGTTGTAGATAGAAACCAATTAGTAGGTGCTATTTATTTACAACCAACTAAAACAGCAGAATTTATAATCCTTGACTTTAATGTACTTCCAACAGGTGCTACATTTGAAGGAAATGGTGGAGGAGGATACTAAAAAAAGGAATCCTTTATATTTATAACAGAATAAAATAACAAACGATGGCAATATTAGAAACAAACCAAATGATGTTTACAGCATTCGAACCTAAACTACAAAATAGGTTTATAATGCTAATTGACGGAATTCCTTCTTATTTAATTAAAAAAACTAACAGACCAAGTATTACATTTAATAATATAACTTTAGATCATATTAATACTAAAAGAAAAATTAAAGGTAAAGGAGTTTGGAATCCAATTCAAATGGAATTATACGATCCAGTAACACCATCAGGAGCACAAGCAGTAATGGAATGGGTTCGTTTGTCACATGAGTCAGTTACAGGTAGAGATGGTTATTCTGATTTTTACAAAAAAGATATTAATATTCAATCTTTAGGTCCTGTAGGTGATGTAGTTGAAGAATGGAAATTAAAAGGTGCTTATTGTCAAGCAGTTAATTTTGGTGATTTAGATTGGGCACAAGACGGTGCACCACAAATGATTAATTTAACTGTTGAAATGGATTATGCAATTTTAAATTACTAAAATATACTTCTCTCCCGAAGTTGCGAGGTTGGACGTCATTTTTTGACGTCCTTTCTTTTTCCTATATATGTATATCTGAACTAGTTTTAATAAAAAGTTATGGAAGAACAAAAATTCCCCTCAGAGTTAATTACTCTACCCTCAAAAGGTTTACTCTATGCAAAAGATAGTCCTTTAAAAAAAGGAGAAGTCGAAATGAAATATATGACTGCTCGTGAAGAAGATATCCTTACAAATGTTAATTACATTAAAAATGGAACAGTATTAGACAAATTAGTCCAATCACTTATGGTTGATAAATTTGATTTTGATGATTTACTTATTGGTGATAAAAATGCAGTTTTAATTGCATCTAGAATTTTAGGTTATGGTGCAAATTATGAAATAAAGAAAAACCACCCACAAACAGGACAATCAGAAATTGTATCAATTGATTTAACCTCTTTAAATGATAAAGAATTAGACAGTTCTTTAGTAAATGAAGGAAAAAATGAATTTGAATTCCAATTACCCGCCTCAAAACGTACAGTTACATTTAAATTTTTAACTCATGGTGATGAAAAGAAAATTACTCAAGAATTAGAGGGTTTAAAACGTTTAAATAGAGAAGGTTTTGAAGGAACTACTCGTTTAAAACACACAATTATAGCAGTTGATGGTAATTTTGATATGAAAACAGTTAGAGATTTTGTTGATAAAACATTATTAGCAAGAGATGCAAGAGCTTTAAGACTTCACATAAAAGAAATTTCCCCAGACACAGAATTAAAGGTAGATTTGACTTACTCCGATGGGTACATTGAATATGGTGTACCGTTTCCCCTTGGAGTCGACTTTTTTTGGCCTGACGTCGGAGTATAGAGTATCATTATTTACTCAGATACACGACTTAGTGTACCATGGAAACGGCGGATTCATACATTCTGAAGTATATAATATGCCAATTTGGATGAGAAAATTTCACATTCAAAAAATAAGTGAATATAATAAAAAGCAACAAGAAGCAAGGGAAAAACAAGCAAAACAACAATCAAACACAGATTCTATTGCTAGACCTAATATAAAACCTTCTTCAACATATAATTTTAAAAAGTAATAAAGGTGCATAAGCACCTTTATTTTTTCTATATTTATAATAAATAATCATACTATGGCAGAAGATGAATTAAAAGGACAAGAAGATCTATCTAAAGGTTTAATAGAAGCTTTAAATGAGGAAAAAATCTTAGTAGATCAAATTGCGGATGGTAAAGGAAAAATTAATGATTTATTAAAATTACAAGAATCAAGACAAAAATTAGTTAGAGATTTAGAAAAAGAAAAAAATACTTTATTATTAGAAGAAGATAAACTTTCCCAAGATCAAATACTTAATATAGAATCTCAAATAGATGCTGCTAAAAAATTAAGTGAACTTGCTGATGGAGACATTAATACATTAAAAGAGAAAAAAATATTATTAGATCTATCAAAATCTCAAATGAAAATGTTAAATGACCTCACAGGTGGTTTAGCAGAAAAAGCTGTAGATTTTGTTAATGCTTTATATTCAAATCCTATAGGATTATTAATAACAGGAGTTGCTGCATTAGTTAAAATGATGCTTAGTGTAGGTAATGCTGCTGCTGAAGTAGGTAGAAATTTAGGTGTAGGTGCAGGTGAAGCTCGTGATATTAATTTAAGTTTTAATAGTATTGCTAGAAGGTCAGCTGATTTTACTCAAACAGCCGAAAAAATAGGCCAAGCAATGAACTTAATCAATAAAGGATTAGGTACTTCTGCTAGAATTATTTCAGAGGAAATTTTAGATACTATGGCTACCCTTCAACACAGAATGGGTTTAACAGCCGAATCAACATTTGGGTTATACCAAGCTGCTAATTTAGCTGGAAAGTCAATGAGTGATGTAGCTTTAGGTGCACTTGCTTCTTCAATAGAAGTAGGAAAACAAACAGGACTTTTATTAGACCATAAATCTATTTTAGAAGAAACAGGTAAAGTCACAGGCCAAATAAGAGCTCAATTAGGAGGAAGTTCAGATGCAATCGCAAGCGCAATATCAAGAGCAAGAGCTTTTGGTATGGAATTAAAAGAAGTAGCATCAGCAGGAAGGTCACTTTTAAATTTTCAAGAAAGTATTTCTGCTGAATTAGAAGCTGAATTAATAACAGGAAGACAACTTAATTTAGAAAGAGCTAGATTAGCAGCATTAACAGGAGACTATGAATTATTAACTGAAGAAATTAATGCTAATGTAGGTGATTTTTATGAATTTAGTAAATTAAATGTTCTTCAACAAGAACAATTAGCTAGAGCAGTAGGAATGGAAGCAGATCAATTATCTAATATTTTAATGAAACGAGCTAACCTTGATCAATTAGCACAGGAAGCTGAATCTAGAGGAGAAAGAGAATTAGCTAGATCTTACATGCAACTTTCATTACAACAAAAATTCGCAGCTGCTATAGAAAAATTAAAAGTATTTGTAGTTAATATAGTTGCTGCAATGGAAAAGGGTAGTATTGGTCTTCTTGATATTCTTAAAATGGACTCACAAATGACCCTTGGTCAATTTGACACTACATCAGATGCATATATGAACTTTGGAAACCCTAAAGACATAGAAAAAGCAGTAGAAAATGGATTAGCTAATACACGAATTACAGTTCATACAAAATATGATAATTTTAATGGGGTTAATGGAATAAATAATGCAAAGGTTCCTTATAGCTCAAAAATGACAGGTAATTAGTAATTTTAATATTTATAACAAAACAATAATATTATGGCACTAAAAGACAAAACTAGTTTATATGATTTAGTAGGTGACGGACCTGTAGGTAATATGCTTACACAACAAGGACCACCTTTTAATTTGGGTATGGATTCAGAATTTCATGCAGGACCAGATGGACCAAATCCAACCCCAACTTCTTTAACAGAAGTATATAGTAAAGCTATAACAGAAAATGTTGCATTTTTAGCCCCTCAAGGTGGGAACCCAGTGTCTCAAGATCTAAATGGTCTAGCAGGACCACAATTTAACTTAGGTTTAGATTCAATGTTTCATGCAGGACCTAATGGACCTAATCCAATTGGAACATCATTATTATCAGTGTATAATAATGGAGCATTTTTAGCTCCACAAAGTGGGAACCCAGTAGATCAGGATTTAAATGGTGGTTTACCATCAACAGGAAAATATGAAAACAATGGCCCTGACGGAGGATTTTATTAAAATATGGCTTTAAGACAACTTTTATCAGATTTATCAGATTCATCTACTCCTGTAGATAGTTCTGCATATCCAACTCAAGAACTTCATTTAGAGGCTATAACCTTTAATCAAAGAAGTTTTAAATTTGGTGAGGGCAGAGCCTTTGATAGGACTGGATTGGGTTTTAGTAGAGAACCTTTTATAGGTAACCCTCGTGCTTTATTAGGTAGTAAAAATCAAGAAATACCAGGAGTTGAAGATTCACAAAACAAACTTAAAGGCTTAGGATTTATAGATGGTGTAACAGACGGATTAGTAAGAGGAGGTATTGTAACTGCATTATCAAGATCAACAACAGATTTTACTAGATTAACTAATTTTTATCTTTCAAACAGAGGTATTGGTTTTTTAGTTAAACAGGTAGCATTACAAGCCACTAATCCTGCTATAGAAGATAGACCATCATCAACTGATTATTTAGGTTTACGCCGAAATAGACAGTTTAATCCTTTAGGAACTAATTTATTAGCCCAATCACTTGTAAATTTTAGTGGTGTTCATTTTGACAGAGCAGGTTTATTACCAATATGGCCTGAAGAAAATAAATATGAAACAGTAGTAAGAGA